TGCTGCCTTCAACACATCCTCATCCTGATACTTCTCATCACCACGAGCAGCCTTAGCTATCTTGCCAAGGAACTCGCCCACCTCTTCTGGTAGTGCCAACAGCGGATAGAAATCCTCCTTATAGTTAGCAAACTCCAGAGCCTTATCGCTATACTCACTTATCTTCATACTTTATCCTTGTAATTTTGTTGTGAGACCAACATGCAATGATGCATCCTAGACCTCCACCTATGCCTATACACAACCCAGTGAGGTAAGTCACATGAGCTGCTACAGTCACAATTAGAAACACCTCAGAGAAACCCATGCATATAGAGATGGGTATCATCCAATAGTATTTGTCTTGCATCACATTCTTCTGTTGGAAAGCCTTAAGAAATATATACGCAAAGCTATTCAGACCCAGAAGAAGGTTCATCATAACTCACACCCTCCGGCAGCTGAGCAAGCCAGCTCTTGTGATCCTGTTGTGTTGTCTTCTCCTTCTGAGAACTCATCCCAAGGTATATCTGTAGGCTGCTGTCGTTCAAGAAGATCAAATTCTTCCTTCGTAATAGCTTCGTATGGTGCTTGTGCATATATATGATCACTCCTCGGTAGGAAACTCACACCACTACAGTTGTCTAAGTTCCTGTACACCCACGCACCTACCTCAAGGAACTCTTCATCCGAGTAGTAGACAGTGACACTAGGCTTATGCTCACACCAGTAGTCCTGATACACCTTCCATAGCTCTAGCTGCTTGAGTGCGGTCAGGTCTTCTACGACCACTGCTCCCTCAGGTGCCTTGTGTGGAAAGCTGAATACCCATACGCTAGTGTTCTGTTGGTCTGCCTCGTGCATCACCCCCTGAGCTATCATAAAATCAGATAGAGGATCTTTCTTATCGTTCCTTACCCTGCGTATATAATATTCGCTGAAGCGAGCGTGTATACCACTAGCGCTGTCAACAAGCTGGCTGACAGTACCACTAGGCTTGACACAAGTAATAGCTGTAGATGGCTCAATGCCCAGCTTACCAGCCCATTCTTTATTGGTTTCAATCGCCACATCTTTTAGTTCCTCTAACCATGCATCGCATAGACCTGCCGTAGATAGCACAGCATGATCCATGATACCTGTCAAGCTCACACCTAACAGCGCCTCCTCTGCTGTGTTCCTGCTCCAATGCTTCCTTAGGTATCTAAAGTCGGTAAGCGTCGCTTGCATCGTACCAAGGATAGCAGCAAGTCTGACCTTACGTTTAAGGTCGTCAAGAGAATCTCCAGCTCTAACCACAACTTCTGAGAGGTTGCAGAATTGTCCCGACCTGAGGATGATCTCACTGCATGGATTCGTGCCGAAAGCATAACTAAAGTCTCGACGGCCATTTCTAGCTGCCTGTTTGCGGCTTGCAAGTCTGCTGAAGATACCTCTTTCACCCGATTTGCTGGCATATAAACTACTCCATTCTTTTAGGAAGACCCCGAACTCTGGTCGCTCGTCAAACACAGCAGAGTTATTAGCCAAAGCGCGTTGAGGGTTATCAGTCCACCAAGCCCCAGACTTTGCGCCTCGCATCCTATCGTCGCTGAGGTTAGATAATGATATAAGGGCACTACGACGAACCCCACCCACGACAACGATATCAGCAATCTTGCAAACAAGGTCATGGCATTCCAGAGAGGTTAGTTTCCTACCTCTAGCTCCTTTAATGAGGCTAACAGAGAACCGAAACAGCTGCTCAAGTGGCTCGGGGCCAGAGGCACGTCCTCCGAAAGTTTTAAGCCTACTTCCGCTTGGGCGAATCTTGTCGAGGTTCCATCTAGGACTTTGCCCGTTAAAGAGCAATGATAGTAATTCTTTAAATCCCGTTGCCCATCCGATTTTAGAATCTCGAACGTGAATGACAGTTTCTGTATCATGTATCTCCTCCGCTATCGCAGGTAGTTTACCTACCTCTTGTCGCTCTACACTGAAGCCCACGCCTGTACCGCACATGAGAATATACATTATCTCATCGAAGCAGCGGAGGTGGTCTATCGCAGTGTAAGCACAGTTGAATCCTGCTACGTTATCTCTATCTAGTGCCTTGCCAGCACTCATCATAGCCCGCATGGAGGGCATGATCTCTAGGTTGGTGATAGCTTCCCTAAGTTCTCTTATTGTCTTGCCACCCGACTCATGCTTCAAGCCAGCGGCCATGTTAGGCAGCACCTTCTTGTCTATATGCTTCTGAAAGAATCCTAGGTAACGTCCTACTGTCTCCTCCCATGTCTCTCGTCGTTTCTTCTCTGGCAGGTAACGAGCATACCTACTCATGTGTATGTATCTTTGGTAGTCATTCACTTAAGAAATCCTCCTCATTCTCAAACTCGTATCCCTCTGCTACAAAAGCATCTATCACAAACTGCCTAGCAATAGGCAGCTCCTCTATCCTCAACTCTTGAGCTGCATAGACACCAGCCTCATCCTCACCTGATTGCTCATAGATCGCAAGGAACACCCTAGCTATCTTCTGGTAACGAGCTACCTCGAACTCACTTAGCTTAGCCAAAGAGCACCCCCCAAGTCCAAAACAAAGCAGCCCCAGAGAACATTACACATGATCCTAGAAACCCTATTGCTAGGATAGAAAAGCCCATATCCCTAATAAAACCTACAGCTTCTTCTCTGTGATTAGCCATACAACTCCCTCACTCTGTCGAGACTGATGAACTCTGGCTCTGCCTCTCCATCTCTGACTCCTCTGAGATAGACAAGACCACGCCAATAACGATCAGATTCAGTAGTGTAATGAGGATCATAATCGAAATAGCACCCGACCACGAGTCCGAACCTTTTCCTTCCGATAACATCTGTATCCTCCGAGAAGTCTCTCATGTGTGAGTGACCAGCTACACAACTCATCAACCCTTTTGCCACAAGGTGGTGAGCATGGTTAACCCCTCCAATGGGTCGCCCCATAATGCCGCTGGTAAAATAATGCTGATAGCAAATATTGTCAACCACAACAGGTTGAAGAAAGGGGCTAGTCTCGAATCCATAGGCTTCTTCTTTGAGGTCTTCGACATTTATAGTACCATATAGGCTAGGTGTTTCCATAGCAGCACGGACGATCCGATGCTCATGGTTGCCCCTGCACTTAATAAGCCGGGGATTATAAGTTTTCTTTTTCCATCTAGTGTGTGTGTTATTATACTTTTTGATAGGATCTGTAATCCTAGCAAGAGCATCGTGGTAAGCAGCAATGTCGTCACAATATCGGCGTCCCTCTGCGTGGACTCGTCCAACATCATAGGCACTAAGGCTGCGCATATCTGCACTGTCTCCTATATCAATGATTACATCTGGCTGGTTCTTTAGCGCCATCTCTGCGATGTAGCTGAACCTATCATTATTATGCTCTGGTGTCGAGTGTGAGTCTGGTATGATTAAGTGCTCACTAAATTCTCTACTACGTCTAGCCATCTAACTCCCCCTTGAGTTTCTTAAGAGCAGCTAAGGTAGCCTCCTCATCACCCTCGTGTTTGAGTATCAGGTAACTAATCTGTGAGGATACCTTGTAGAACCACACACCATTAGCTTCAGTCCTTATGCCTAAGATCTCTGCCACTAATACGTTACGCTGATCTCGCAACTTCATAACGAGCCTCCCTTAAGACCTCATCATCCTTAAAGGTGATCGCCATAGCTCGGTTAAGGATACCCTCAGCTTCTACTAATAGCTCCTCCACATCGTCTCGGTTATCATTACCGATAGCTTGGCCTAGAACCTTGAACGTATCCATGAGAAAGATTACATCGCTTGCCTCAATTTCTAATTTATTACTCATACCACTCCCTAGGGATTATGAATGCCGCACCTTTCTTAGTGATGTGGTAATCAAAACCCTCTTCTTTTGCCCAATCTGAATAGCGAAACTTCTTCTTCTTGTTCCTGCGTAAGATACCATCACTAGAGAATACAAAGCGTATGTCAGCTCCAGGATTTTGATCTCTTACTAACTTATGTTTAGTCCTATCTGAGCTGTGGAACTGTCCCTTAGTCTCTACGAATAGAACTGTACCATCTTTGCGTGTGATTCTGAAGTCACATGTGTACATGCAACGCTTCTTAATCTTAGTACCTTTGGGTAGTTTGACCTCCTCCCAGTTATCTTCACGGACAAGCTTACCATTCACTACTGTCTTGTAGTAAGGGAACTGACAATATTGCCCCTCGAACTCAAACTCCACACCTTCTCTTACTAACTGCTCAGCCGTAAACTGTTCTAGACCTGATCTAAAACCCAGTCGCCTTGCTGTTCTCGTAACTTCGTTATTCCAACGGGTGGCACCCATAACTGACCCTCTTTTTGTTGCATCCAAAGTAATCTGCCATTCTCTGTTATAAATTGCTCGGCATACCTCCCGAACCTATCCTGATACACCTTGAACACTACAGCATAGAACTCTTGTTCATTGGTGGCTAGCTGGAGCCTTGCTACTGCCGCAGACTTGAGACCCATCCCAAAAATTCCTAAAATATTATCTGTGGTATCGCCTGTGATCAACTGAGTATAGAACCAGCGGAGGCCACCCTCTACAGTCTGGAACCATAGTGGTTGTTCCTTCTGCTTCCCTGCTTCCCAACCGTAGTGCCAGCCGGGCACCATGTTCAAGTCTTTATCTCTGGTACAGATCACAGTGTTACAAAGGTCAGAACTATTTAGATCATCGTACTGAAGCATACTCATAGCATCATCAGCTTCATAACCTTCTACTATCTCTGCACTCCAGTTGTGTCTGATGTGGTGGAACAGTACCTTGTGCCACTTGCCCTTTTCCTTTGGACGTTTCCCCTTGTAAGGAAGGATGGTAGCCAGCTCGTGCCTGAAGTTCCCCTTGCCAGTTAAGAATAACTGATGGGTCTTCACCTCCGAGCGTTCGATTACCTTATTGATCCTAACATCCATCCTTGAGATTGCCTCAGAGGCAGAGACGATCTCTCCATCATCACCCCTAGCCTCAGCAAACTCATGCGGGAATATGTCTCCATCTACTAAGCCATGCATTTAGCTTGCCACTCCCTAGCATACTCTATCACCTCGTAAGGGTAGCTTGTCACAGCGTAAAGAGTACCAGCCCTCAGATCATCCTCAGTTACAAGGTCTTTGAACTCATGTGTGACAGCCTCCCAATTCTTTAGGAGATCTCTTGCCCACATGTCATACTCACTGTCACGCCAAGGGGTCTCTTCATCTAACTGGTAGTATAGATAAGAAGCCGCTAAAAATTTATAAAAAATTTCGTCCCAATTGATCATTGCAGATTACCTCCATCATCCTCATCGTCGTCAGCTTTTAACATACCCCACTCTTGAGTGCCAGCTGTCTCGTTGACTATATCAAAGGGGTTGTCGAGGTACTGCTGGCCCACCATAATCCTATTCCAGTGTTCAGCCATGCTTAAGGCTAGAGGTAGGGCATCAGTTCCGAACTCTACTACATCATAGACTCGGTTGCGTACCTCATAGTTGCCAAGGATCTCTATACCATTACCATCAGGATACTTCTGTCGTTTCTCCTCAGGTATGTAGACTACTTGGTAGTGATCGTTCATGTGTACTAGGCTTTCCTTATCCAGATCCATCGCCATACTCCAATTCAATTAGAAGATCCACAAAGTGCTTGATCTTCAAGAGGTCTTCCTTGCCGCCCTTCTTCCTAAACCGAGAGGCATACTTAATGATGCAACCCTCGATGAACCCTAACTTATTCTTGTGGATGTACTCCACAGGTTGTATGGCGAAGTCTTTATAGTGACCTCCCCCAACCTGTACGTCTAGGGCTGACTCATCATCCCAAGGCATATCCTTAGTATGGTTGCTCATCGCCGAGCTTCTCCTCTCCTTCAGCTGCGCCAGCTTCTTGTTCAGGAACTTTGTCAGCTTTTCCCTCGCCTGATTCTCCGCCGCACACCGCCTTGGCCACACTGGTATCGTAGTCCACTGACTCACTGAGCAACTCCTTCTGACGGTTGAACAGCTTCTCGTATACATCTAACTCAGGGTTGAGGCTATCAAAGAAGAACTTATCAAACTCATCATGCTCAGGGACAGGGTAGTCCTCAGGCAGACGACTCACATCCACATAGTTAGAGTATGTGATCTCCTCACCAGAGTCATTCTTCTTAGTGTTATGCTCCATGTTGACATAGCAGTAACGACCAAGCAGATCAGGCAACTCACCAGCACCATCCTGCATAATCTCCTGCTTAGGGTCGATAGCCTTACAGAACTTCATATACTTCGAGCGGTCAGCGCCCGGCATGATACCTAAACCGAAGTAAGGACTGGCATTCATGCAGTGTGCTACTCCCTCATCATCCTGATACTTATCCTGAATCAACTTGAACACAGGGATCAACTCACGGCAAGGCTTCTTCTTCTCACCACCATACTCTTGTACATGTATACCAATATCCACTAAGCCTACCAGCTGTGCTAAGCGTGGCCCTTCTTTGGAATACTCTCGTTGTTCAAAATCCTTACTGTCACCACCTTCATACTTTGCTACTGATAATCCACCCATACTTCTCTCCTGTTACCTTATATGACAACTGTTTTAGTAAAAAGTTCAATTTATTTTTAATCATTATCTTTAAAAGCTATCTCCACTCCGAAACTCTGAACTGTAATGTCACATCCGCTTAACAATATCTTTTTATCACCCTCTATAGTGCCTATGTGTACTAGAACATCATCTAGATAGAGAGAGTAACCATCTATCATCATACTCTTCTTTGGCCCTGAGAACGTAACAGGTATTGTAGCGAGATGTGACATTACAGTTCAGAGTTTCGGAGTGGAGATAGCTTTTAAAGATAATGATTAAAAATAAATTGAACTTTTTACTAAAACAGTTGTCATATAAGGTAACAGGAGAGAAGTATGGGT